CACCTTCAGTTACTGAAATATAACCACTTTGGTTAAGTAATGTTAAATTTCTTGAAGGAGCAGTACCTAGCTTTTCAGTAGCTATTAAGTTTCCGTATGTTGAATCAGTACCGAATCCGATACCATTGTAGTTTGCGTTATCGTTTTTAAGCAACAAAGAGTACCCGCTATCAGTGGCAGCGTTTGCTCCGATGGTAGCGTTTGGAACTGTTGTATTAACCCCAAGTCTATTCGTAGAAGCATCGTATATAAACGAGCTTTCGCTTGTTATGCTTGTAGTACCATCAAAGTAAGCTACCTTCCCATCTGCACCCGTACCTGTAATAGGGTTAGTTAAAGCATCTTGCTTCTCATAAAACGTACTCCAATCAGTTGAACTTAATTTACCTGTATTTGTAGCCGATGCCACTGGTAAGTTAAAAGTATGTGTATCCCCACTTGAAACGATAGCGAAGTTTGTTCCGCTTGTTCCAACTGTTAAGTATTGCTCTTGGTCAGTCAAGCTATTCATTGACAAAATACCCTTAGAGAAAGTAGTTACGATTTGGCAAAGTCTATTGTCCTCTGTATAAAGATTAACTGTTTTACTTGCCACATCAACATATATTCTAATGGCTAATCTATCTGTAACCGCTAAAGGTGTTTCTGGGAAAGCCACACTTGTATAGTATGCATCAATTGTTGTAGTGTTTGTTAATTGCTCTGGAGTAGCCGAGTTAGTCGCAATCAAAGTAAAAGTACTACCATCGTACTTGTAAAACTCTACATAAAAAGAAGCTAAAGAACCACTTGAAGAACTTACATTCATAAAGAACTCAATGTTCCAGTTTCCGCTTGGGATAGAAGATAAGTCAGGGTCTCCAGCATCCGTAATAAATTGAGCAATTAAACCATTCGTAGAAGCAGAGAAGTTAGTTCCAACACCTGTTATAGCATTCTTACTCATTTGATAGTAAGTAGAACCACCAAAAGTGCCTTGATTGACACTTCCGTTTAGATAGTAAGAAACCGAACTACCCCCACCTGTTACAGTTGGAATGTCAGCCAAAGTACCATCACCTCTAACGTATTGAGAAGGTAAACCATCTAAAGCGGTTATTACACCATCATTAGCCACTACTGGACCTTGTATGTCCCTTATCTTTGCTTCACCTGTTACCTGTAATTGTGCACTCATTTATATATAAATTTTAACTATTATTTTGCAATTATTCTAACAAACTCATCCGCCTCTAAAGCTCTGCCAAAGGTAAGAACTCCTGTGGTAGCGTTAAATGAAACGTTATCTCCTGTTGGTACACCTGAAGTAGCTATTGACCTAACCTCCATACCACCCCTTGTAACTGACAATATTGTGCCACCTATAAGTGCAGTAATAGTGATTGTAGTTTCGCCTCCAAAGGCTGTGTATTGGTGCATAGTAACATTTGAAGTTTCAATAACAATGCCACCAGGAGTAGCTTGTGTGCCTGATACAGTGTACTCACCAGTTCCTTGTAAAGAAACGCTATAAGTAGAAGCACCTTCTACAGGACCGCTTATGTCTAAACTAACAATATTTGCTAAACCTGTAAATACACTATAACCTAAAGTATCTGAGCCATCTCCATTATCATTATCTATTTGGAACTTAACTACTATTTGCTCCTTATTCTGTAACTTATATAACAAAGTCAAATAAGAGTAATCAGTAAGTGCTATAAATCCATCTGCTGATATATTCCAATTGATTTGAGAACCTATATACTCCTTGTATGATTCGCTGTTAGTTGTAGTAACCTCTACCTGATCTACGCTAGTGCTAAATGTACAGTTTGTAGCTGCCGCAAAAGGAACAGATAAATCTGTTAAAGAGTCATATTGGTATAGAAGAATGTTAGTTCCGTTTATTACTGATGCCATTATTTCCTTGTATTTAAGTTTTTAAATATGTCTATATCTATTGTTGTTCCGCTATAGTTTATCTTTTTTAGCACTGAGTCTTGAACACCTTGCTTTAAATCCCATGTAAAAGACTTTAGTAGGTAAGTATATGTATTAACCCCATCATAAGAATATGTGAACTTACTGTCTAGCCAATAACCTATACTCTTAAATTGACCTTCTAGTACTGTTTGAGTCTGTACCTGATCTACGCCAATATCTTGAGCAACTAAAGTAAATAGCTCAGTACTACCTGATGTAGCTCTACCAAACTGATTAGCAAAGCCACCATTATTGTCTGTAGTATACATCCCTATATAAGAAGAAGCTACAACCTCGTACACATTATTGACATTCCTTGCATTTGAATCTGAATTTCTGAATATCTCATTATACATAAATCCCAATGCAGTATTCTCTGTTTCAGTTGGTTTAAACTCAGAGTTTTTGCTGCCTATTTCTCTATATGAGTCATAAGCATAAATCTGAGAGTTAGGACCAACATTTTGACATAAGAAATACTCAACTTGTAATTCTGGGTCTGTGCCTGTTTCTAATGGTCTAAGAATAGTAACAGTTAAAGAACCATCAATAGGAACTAATACTTGTTTTGGGAATCCTACAGGGAATGCACCTAAAGTGTATGATGTTTCGGTAAATGTCCCTGTATTGTCCAAATAATAAGTTGTAAGAGCATCATCAGATATAATCCTAACTAAGTATCTTTCAGTGCAATTAAAAGCAGAAGCAGACCATGAAACGTTTAAATAATCACCAGTCTTAACTACGCTTGAAATAGACCTAAATGACCTATTTGTTTCTCCAGAATTTGTAGTAACATCTGAAGTAAGTAAACCACCGTATATAGGGTCAGCTTTTGTTCCTATCATCCCAGATTCAATCCAAGAGTCAGCATTATTTGTACTAGACCAAGACAAAAACCAACCATTTGATATAAGTTGCTTAGCGTTATATATTGGACTAAACTGACTGTAAGATTTTTGTGCTCTATTAAAGCTAACCAACAATGATTGAGATGTCTGTTTAAAATTATTGCTATCATCTATAGCAACAGTTGTAGTATTACTTACTGTTTCTGTAGATTGATAAACGCCTGAACTATTATAAACATAATAAGCTATGCTAGATTCTCTAGTCAAAGCTCCATATGCAGTTAAATACCACTTATCTTCCTTATAGAAGCACTCCCATCCAAATCTATTACATAGGTACTCTAATATGTCATAGTAGCTTAAATACTCTCCATATTGCTCCATAAGGTAGTTCTTCTTTATGTACATATTTTCTATGTTCCTAGAAGCTACGTTTGCTGTTTTGTAATACTCGTTTACCCATACATTTAAAGTAAACTCTGTCTTTGAGAAACAATCAATAAGCAAGTCTTTTACGCTTACCTTTTCTTCTGACTTGTAACCTATACCATTTGTAAGGTTAAAGTAGTATTTTTTGTTCTTTGCTCTAGCTAATCCATCAACAAACGTTAACGACAAGCTATTTAAAGCTACTGGAGAAAATTGAATACTATCTACAGGTATAAAGAATCCTCTCCATATTACATTCCCCCATGTATAAGAACCATCGTATGTGCCTTTAGTAACAACTATCATATAGTCATTATCATCTGCCGTAAAGAAGTCTTGCAATAACTCAGCATAGTTAGTGCTTTGATATTCGTTCTTTAATATATTTAAAGTTGCTCTTGTAGCCATAATTGGCGTAAAGGCATTCCCTTCTGTATCTATTGTTTCTATGATAAAAGGACTATTAGATGCTGTAATCGGATATACAGTACTGCTAGAATAGCCATCTTTGTAAATCTGAGCCCTATAGGTGACATTTGTTCCGCCAGGTGTGGCATACACATCATCAAATATAATCTCGTATTTTGGGTTTATAAATGCCATTAGAATGTGTTATTATTGTTTCTACCTGCTTTGTTCATTAATATCAATAAGTCATTACCACTTATTCTAGCTTCTAAAGTTCCTCCATTTGAACCACCCATTAGTGATTGTAATTTATCTAAAGGAGCAATTACCTCAGGATTATTTGCAGCTCCAGGATACTCTCCCATTAATCCTAAAGTAGGACCTGATACTATTCCGCCATTAGCGAATGCTGTAGCTTGATCTGAAAGTCTAGATTTTACATAAGTTCCTAATGCCACTAATGCGATACCTGCTGCTATAGCTGCGACTGGGTTTAAAGACTCCAATGCAGCTTTAATACCAATTATTGCAAGACCTGTATGAATTGCTAATTTACCAACTTGTATTAATCCATCTGCTAATATTCCTAGAAAGTTATTCATTAAATCTTTAATACCACCACCACCAGCTAACATCTTACCCAAACCTTCTCCTAGTGCTATTGCTAAATTTTCTAATGTACTTCTAAGAATAGTAGTTAAAGAATTATTGAAATTTTCCATTGGGTCAACTAAGCCATCAAGTTTAGCTTTTGTACCAGTTAAAGCTTCATTAAGTTTAATTATTGCTTCAGCACCACCAACACCTGCTGCCTTAAGAATAACTAATTTTACAATAGCTTCTTCCAATGCAGCTTTTTGAGCTTGATAGTTTCCTTTATTAGCCTTTATTGAAGCATCTGCCTCTACTTGAACTGCTTTTATTCTTTGATCCGTAAAATATACAGCCCTGTCTGTTAATTCTTTCTGTGCTTTTTCAGCTTTTTCTAGTTCGTCTTGATTAAACTTTTCAGTTTTCTTTGCAGCATCATTTCTAATCTGCTGAATACCATCAAGAGTTGACTTTTCAATAGCAAGTCTTTTGATTTTAAACGTTTCCGCTATATTAGATAGAGTATCAATACTTGATTTATTAAAAATAGCTTCCATTAAAGCTAACTTCTCTTCTTCTTTAAGAACCTCTAATGCGTAATATCTACGCATAAATAAATCATCCTTATAGTAATTTTCTTGAGCTTTTAATAATTCTAAGTTAGAAGTATCAGCCTTAAATGTTTGTTTACTAGTATCTTGTTTCTTTTTCCCTCCAAATATAGAAAAAACATCTATTTTTTTACTAGCGTTATCTACTTCTTTAAATGCAAATTTAAATTTCTTAGCAAATTCATTTGCTGTATAGTCGACTGATTTTAATATAGTTGAACCTAAGTCTTTGTTGAATATTTTTACAAAAGCACCAACTCCATTACCAACTTGTTTTAACGCAAATGATAAAAATTGAATAATACCATTCCAGGCTAGTTTAAATATATTTAATAAAGATTCTCCAAATTTAGCCCAATCTCCTTTTATTAAGCTAGTTACAGCATCAAAAGCATTAGCTAATATTGCTCCGCCTATTTTTAAAAGAGCTAATAAATTCTCCCAAATAGCTTTAAATTGATAAATTATATTTTCTCCAAATATGCTCCATAAATATTTTATAGATTCTGTTATTGATTTAAATGCTGGATATAAAGCATTAACTAAGTCATTAACAACTCCGTTTATAAAATCTTTAAATGTGTCATATAGCTTCTTAGTCCCTTTAGACATATTATCACCTTCTAAAACAAAGTATGTCATTGCTGCTGTTACAGCAGATATAGCTAAGTACAAAACACCAAATCCCTGAGCTAATGCAGGGATGTTATTTTGTATACCTCTAAATCCATAAGGTAAATCTTGTAGTATTAATGAGATACTCATTATACCTTTGTTAAACTTTTTAGAAGAGTTATCAAACCCTTTCATGGCATTAGAAGTCTGCTTAATATTGCCTTCTAATATTTCGAAATTCTTGCCTAATTTGCCTAATTCTGCATTTATAATATTAGATACAATCTTGAACTCTTCAGCGTTTGCTTGTATCTTAATTTTAATTGATTCTTCTACTGCCATTATCCTATAGGTTTAACATTATTATATTTCTTTAGTACATCTTGTAATTCTTCATTACTCATTACTCTTTGTTTCACAAAGTTACGATTATCGCAGTCAAGCTTTAAAAGCTCTTCAGGCTTAACCTTTTTACCTTTAGGAAGTTGAATATTAATTAATAATGCAGTCTGCCATCTTATTCTTAACCATTCTTGTTCTTCCTTATGACGGTAAGCGTACCACACAAAATCTAACTCAGCCATCGTCATATCCCAAAACAAATGGGGAAGCACTTGGCACTCCCCCATTGTATATCTTTCAATATCAATCCACTCTAATTTTTTTTTACATCTGAACCTTTGCCTTTCTTAGTTGAAGTGTTATCCATTCCGCTTACCATACTATCAGATAATACTTTAAATATATCTTGTAGTTTAGTACTCGCAACTCCACCCATATCATCTATCCAGTCACAAACTTCTAAATCAGTAAAATTAGGAGTTATTCCTTCTTTATACAAAGGATACTCTGCGGCTGATCTAAGCAAGTTTACAATAGCGTCAATAGTAGATTCTCCAGATAAAGCATCTCCTATTTCAGCAGGTGATATACCTTGTATTTGACAGAATCTTTTTAAAGACCATGTACAAAATCTCATAGGTATCTTCTTCCCATCGCTAAGGGTTAGTTCGTAATGTCCTCTCATGTTTTGGTTTTTTTGGTGTTATTAGTTAGTAGCTTGAGTCAATAATCCTGATCCTGTGAAAGATACAGAATATGTAACTGGGCTTTCCATATCAGCTGTCATGTCTAAACTTTCTACATAAGCATCACCATACCAATACAAATCACCTGTAATTGGAGTTGAGCCATTAGCTGTAGTAAACTTAACAGTAACTTTAGTTCTACCATTTAAAGCAGAGAAAATATCTCCTACTACATAATCTGTTCCAGTTGGTTCAACTGTAGCAAGACCATCAGTAGTTAAAGACCAAGAACGCAAACCTGCAATCTCTTCTGCCCATCCACCGCTTTGTTTAGTTGTTGCATCTGGTAAGTCAGCACTTACTGATAAAGAACAAGAAGTTGCATGAGCAATTACCTCTGTTCCTACAAGTACTACTAATTGAGTACCATTAAATACGCCTGTTGTTGCCATTTTATTTTATTTTAGCTTTTTTATAATATTTGGTTTACGAAATGCTCGAAAACTATAACTCTTTTAAAAACATAAGCTTCGTCAACATAGTCAAAGGTAGCTTCATTAGATGACATTCTACGAGTGACTATTTTAAAGTCAGGAGAAGCACTTGGGTAATCTGGTACATTAACGCCTATGATCTCTAACAATTCGTTAGCCCACTGGTCTACCGATTTCTGCCCTACTTCACCTGACTTAAATGTCCTATAGACAATAT